ATCTGTTCGGGGACAATGTTCGTGGTGTTGGCGTTCATAGTGATGCTCCTTTCTCATTTGCGCCCTATGGCGTGTTCGTATGTCATCCCGCCTAAGTCGATGCAGATAATCTGCTCGTCATCATCTGCGTCGAATGATTCGGCGGCGTAGAGTTCCATGTTTTCGATGGCCCATTCGATGCCATCGTCAAATCCGGCGTCATATTCGCCCTGGCGTATCACGTTTTCGCGGGATGCGATCATGTACACGCCGCAGGCGGTCAGGGTAATGGCGGCCGCCAGCACGGCGACCAATGTGACGGTGATCAGCTTTTTCATGGTTGCGCTCCAATCTGCCCGCGTATGATGCCCACGGGCGGGCGGTCGAAATGGTTAGGCGGCGTTCATTTTCGCGTAATCGCGGGCGTGAAGGAACTTCATGATCGACTCAAACCCTTCGGGTTTGATCGCATCTTCCGGGTGGAATATCTGCCATGCGTGGATCCTGCGAATCTGCGCTTTCGCGAATGATTCGCAGGCGTCGTAATAGCGCTCCAACGCTTCGGCCTTGGCGGCCTCGTCCGGCGCATTGTCAACGGCCTTATGCGCTTCAAGCGCAGCAGCGGCGGCAGCTTTCTCTTTTTCGTGCCACTCGTCATATTCATCATGCGCTTTACGAATGATTTCGCGGCGTTCGGCATCCTCTTCGGTGGCCTGCTTTTGCTTGGCTTCAAGCGCCTCATGCGCTTCACGCTCCGCATCGTTCGCGGGCGGCGGCTGGGTTTTGCCCTTAACTCTGACCGGCATTACGACGGCATCGCCGTCCTCGCACGTTAGGTAAAGCGGGCGAACGAGCGAAATCCAAAATAATTCGGCGGCGTTCGGAAATATTGTGGCGGCGTTGAGCAGATAGAGCGCGTTCACGCTCGGCTCATTAGGCCCGAAGTCCCAAAGCGGGCCGAAATTGCTCTTGCGGCCCGTGTACTTGGCGCGCTCCACGGCAATGAACTCGCGTAGTTCCTTAGCGTTGGGCATTGTCAGCTTGCGCCACCCGGTCACGTTATCCGGGAAAACGCGGTCGAGGTCGATGCCGTCCCCAATGTTTGCAGGGCGTTCCGGCAGCGGCAGATGCTTGCGCAGCCTATACGCCTCAAACCCGTTGCACACGCATTGACGGCCTTCGCCGTCAATCCAGGGGTACGCGAGGGTGTCACGGCGGTCTTTCTTCGCGCCGTCCAGCAATTTCACGACCGTTTTGAGGGCGTTGCCAACTCCTTTGGAGTTGGCAATTTCGCCGCGAAGCTGGGCTTCAAGGTCGCCTGCCAGCGCTTTAAGCGCATCATGTGCCGGGGAAAGCGGCTTAACGAGATCTATGATCTCGTTAACGCGGGAAAAAATCGTCGAAGTGTTCATGGTGCTGGCTCCTTTCGTGACGCAATATTTGCGGGTCGTTTTCGCTTTTCCGTAGGAAAAGCGCCCGGCAGCGTTGCCGGGCGAAATGATTTGCGGGCGTTGTCCGCGTGAGTCACCGCAAAGCGGTGACCGCGCTCACTTGAGCGCGGTCAGCGCGGCGGCCAGCTGCTGGGCGGCGCGGTACGCCTTGCAGGACAGCTTTTTGTTCCAGCTCCGCAGAGCGGAGCTGAAGAAGAACCCGGCGGCCTCGACGGCGGCCTTCTGCTTCGCAGAAGGCGTGCCGTCGAACACGACCCTCGTGCGCTGGGTCGCATCGTCGAAGACGATGCGCCAGCCCTTGCCGGTGATCTCGCTGCCGATCCAGCCCTTGTCACCGGCCTGCGGCTGCTTCGCAGCCGGGGCGGCTTTGGCCTTGGCGGCCTTGGGCTGCTTCGCAGCCTTCGCGGGGGTGGCGGGCTTGGCGGGAGCGGCGGGCTTGGCCTGCGGCTGCTTCGCAGCCGGGGCGGCCTTGGCTTCGGCCTTCGCCTTGGGCTGCTTCGCAGCCTTCGCGGGGGTGGCGGGCTTGGCCTGCGGCTGCTTCGCAGCCGGTTCGGCCTTGGCAACCTTGGCGTCCCGCATGGCCTTATAGGCCATGGCGGCCTCGAAGGCCGGGTGGTACAGCGGGTTCGACGGGGCGAGGTGCAGCCTCACGGGCAGGTCGTCCATGATCGCGAAGGCGTACACATCCCCGCTGACGGGGGTGACGCTGTACGACGCCGCAACGGCTATGCCGTTGAGCGAGATCTGCTTCGGCTCGAACGTCCAGCGGTTCCCTTCGGGAACCAGCTGGAGCCGCGGGGCCTTCGGCTGCTTCGCAGCCGGGGCGGGGGTAGCGGCCTTGGGCTGCTTCGCAGCCTTCGCGGGGGTGGCGGGCTTGGCGGCCTTGGCGGCGGCCTTCGGCTGCTTCGCAGCCGGGGCGGGGGTGGTGGCGGCGGCCTTGGCGGCCTTCGGGGTGGTGTTGGGCTTCATGTGCGTGCTCCTTCCTGCGCTCATAGCGCTCTCGTCGTGGGTGTGGGGGGTGGCGGCCTTCGCGGCCTTGGGGGTGGCGGCCTTCGCGGCCTTCGGGGTGGCGGCCTTGGCGGCCTTGGCGGTGGTGTTGGCGTTCATGTGTGCGCTCCTCTCTGCGCCTTGGGTGGCGCTGTCCGTGTGTCCGGCGGGCCGGGTGGCCTTCGCCGGGCCGCCTTGGCCTCGCTGGCTTCGGCGGCAAAAACAGCTTAGCACCGATCGGCGGCCTTTGCAAATCGCCCAGTTCCCCTACGGGGAACTGCCCAAAGCACCCACCGTCACTTTTTTTTACGTAGTAAAAAAAAGATGACGCTGGGTGAAAGAAATTTTTCGGCCACTTTTTCCCCCTACGGGGGAACTTTTCGGCTCAAAACCGGCCAGATCGGCGGTGAACGACCGGTCACATTCCCCCTAATAGGGGGAATGTGGGTCGCGCGCGTACTTTCAATAGGCCGAGCCGGCCGATTTTTGCGGCATCGGCGGCGGCTTCGGCCTATTATCGCGCCTGGATACGCGACCCGCAGTTCCCCAAGGGGGAACTGACCGGCGGCAAAAACCGGCGGCAGCTGCGCCGATCCCTTCTATTCCGCGCATGAGCGCAACCCGCAGTTCCCCCTTGGGGAACTGACCGGCAAAAACCAAATCGACGGCCACTTTCCCCCTTGGGGAAAGTGTGGGTCGCATACGCCGAGCGCGACCCTCAATCCCGTAGGGATTGCCGGTTCAGCAGCAGCCAGCGGCTCAATCCCGTAGGGATTGGCGGCAAGGCCACGATCAGCGGCTCAATCCCGTAGGGATTGGCCTCGCAGCGCACAAGGCGACCCTCAATCCCGTAGGGATTGCCGGTTCGGCAGCAGCCAGCGGCTCAATCCCGTAGGGATTGGCCTCACATACGCCGAGCGCGACCCTCAATCCCGTAGGGATTGCCGGTTCGGCAGCAGCCAGCGGCTCAATCCCGTAGGGATTGGCGGCAAGGCCACGATCAGCGGCTCAATCCCGTAGGGATTGGCCTCACATACGCTGCACACGACCCTCAATCCCGTAGGGATTGCCGGTTCGGCAGCAGCCAGCAACTCAATCCCGTAGGGATTGGCGGCAAAAGTTGGCCGAAATGGTCAACCCCTTTGGGGTTGGCCTCGCAGCGCACAAGGCGACCCTCAATCCCGTAGGGATTGCCGGTTCGGCAGCAGCCAGCGGCTCAATCCCTACGGGATTGGCGGCAAGGCCACGATCAGCAACTCAATCCCGTAGGGATTGGCGGCAAAAGTTGGCCGAAATGGTCAACCCCTTTGGGGTTGGCCTCGCAGCGCACAAGGCGACCCTCAATCCCATAGGGATTGCCGGTTCAGCAGCGGCCAGCGGCTCAATCCCGTAGGGATTGGCCTCGCAGCGCACAAGGCGACCCTCAATCCCGTAGGGATTGCCGGTTCGGCAGCAGCCAGCGGCTCAATCCCTACGGGATTGGCGGCAAAAGTTGGCCGAAATGGTCAACCCCTTTGGGGTTGGCCTCGCAGCGCACAAGGCGACCCTCAATCCCATAGGGATTGCCGGTTCAGCAGCGGCCAGCGGCTCAATCCCGTAGGGATTGGCCTCGCAACGCGCTGCGCAACCTCAACCCCTACGGGGTTGCCGGTTCAGCAGCGGCCAGCAACTCAATCCCGTAGGGATTGCCGATCAGTTTTCGGCAAATGCCTCAATCCCGTAGGGATTGGCCTCGCAACGCGCTGCGCGACCCTCAACCCCTTTGGGGTTGGCCAGGATTTTCGACAGCGACCCTCAACCCCTTTGGGGTTGGCCTCGCAACGCGCTGCGCGACCCTCAACCCCTTTGGGGTTGGCCGGGATCTTCGGCAGCGGCCCTCAATCCCGTAGGGATTGCCGATTCGGCGACGGCCAGCAACTCAATCCCGTAGGGATTGGCAGTTCGGCGGCAGCAGCGATCCTCAACCCCTACGGGGTTGGCCTTCGCTACGCGCTACGCGAGGTTAAACCACGAAAGCAGTTGCGAAGCAACAGCTTTCGCGGTTTAAAGCGGCAAACCGTTTTCAAATCCGTTACAGTACCGTTAGGTACTGTAACGGATCGGGAAATTTCTGTGCGGGGGCTGCGAGCGCATGAGTTGACTAAAAAATATATTTTTTTTATTTATTTCATTCACCTGGGGGCCGCCTGGGCTGGCCTCGCGCGCGCATACGCGAATTATTAGAAGATAGATTTTTTTCAATCCGCGATTTTGTTCGTTTTTAACGGACAACAGAAGTGAAATATTGTGTTCACCAAAATTTCATGCGCTTAATATATTGTTGTACCTAATGAAATATAAGGTTTTCGTGTTTCATGCGTCATCACGCGGGGGAATACGCAGCCGAATGTGCCGCTCACGAACACGAACGCCGGAGCTGCCGGGGGTTCGGATTTATAATTACCCGCCCCGCTTTGTAATTCTAAATCCGAACCCTTTAAGGGGTCGGATTTTTCTTGCGTTTTTGGGGTTTTCAGGGCTTCTTCGAGGGCTTTATATTTGACCGGCTGGCCGCCTCGTATATTGTAGAAGACAATAATTTTGTCTTCATAACAATATACGGAGTTGATGAACACATCCACCAGGCGGCGGCAGAACTCTTCCTCTTCGGGATTGCCTTCGCAGAAAGTTTGCAGCCAGGCGATCACTTCCTGTTCCGTGAGGCGCAGATTCATAGCCACGCGCAACTTGGCGGCGTCAATCTCGTATTCACTCTTCTGTGCTTCGAGCAATTCCATGCGGGCGTAAATTTTCTTGTGCGCTACCTTTGGCGCGTCGATCAGCGCGTCAACCAGCTTATCCTGTTCCTTCTCGATCTTCGACAGCGCCTTCTCGATCTCTTCCACGCGTGACGAAGAAAATTCCTTGTTATACTCTTTAACGACGGCGCGGGCGATCTCTTTCATGCGCGATGGCGTAAGGATGTATTCCATCGTCTGACGGATGATGAAGGCTTCGATTCCTTCCCGGCGTTCGTTCTTTTTCCTACACTCATGTTTTCTCTTTCGCGTGTAACACGAGTAATAGCTATGCACCGCGCCGGTGTGTGATTTCCCGCACTCGCCGAACATAGGCGCCCCGCAGATCCCGCAGTAGATCTTTCCCTGGAGAAGGTACGGGATCCGCGCTTTTGCGGCCGCCGGAGCCTTGGCATGGGTCGCAAGGATCTCCTGCACTTTGTCAAACACATCACGCGTGACAATAGGCGTAGCGCAGCCTTCGAGGACTTTCCCCCTGAAGACGTGTTCGCCGATATATGTGGTCATGTGCATGGCGTGTTGAAAAGATGTGTATGTCAGCGGGTTACCGGCACGGTTTCTGACGCCGCGCCGGTTCAGCTCGTCGATGATCTCTTTTTTCGGAACTCCCTTCGCGTACTGCTCGAACACATAGCGGATCACGGGCGCGGTTTTTTCGTCCGGGACAAGTTTCTTGTCCACGACCTTATATCCATAAGGGATCAGGCCGCCGCAGAAGTTTCCCTTATCCGCGCTCTCGCGTAACCCGCGCTTCACGTTCTGCGACAGGTTCGCGCTGTAATACTCTGCCATTGATTCGAGCAGACCTTCCAGGATGATGCCTTCCGGGGCGTCCGTAATATTTTCCTTCACGGACACAACGCGGACGCCGTATTTCTTCAGACGCGCCTTATATATCGCGCTATCATAGCGATTGCGGGCGAAGCGGTCGAGTTTCCAGACAATCACCAACTCGAACTGTTTCTTGGCCGCATCCTCGATCATGCGCTGGAAGTCCGGGCGGGCATCCTTTGTGCCGGTGATCGCCCGGTCGATATATTCACCGATCACCATGACGCCCTGCTGCTTCGCCCAGGCATGGTTGTCATGCAGCTGGCCTTCGATGGATTGCTCCGTCTGCCCGTGTGACGAATACCGCGCATAGATGACGGCCTTCGTCCTGGCCGGATTTACCGGATCTGTATTTTTATGCGTGGAATTTGAGCGTTTCATCTATTATTCTCCTTGACTTCACGCCACGCCCGCGATATAATATATATGCAAATCGGACAAGTGGTGTTGGCTGGTTTTGCGGCCCGTTTCGGCTATGCCGGAACGGGCTTTTTATGTCTTCCGAAATGATCATCACGGCGGCCGCCTGGACGCGTCCACAATGATATGCGCTATGCCATCGCGATATTCGACCCTTCTTCTGCCAAAGCGGGATTGCGCGAAAGCCCCTCGACGGCTGACAGGGCGGCAGACTTGCCGGAATCGTTCAGAGAACGATAGTATCGGATCAGGCGAATCTCGTCCGCCGCTTCGCACAATATCGTGTTTTTTTCGTGTTTTTTCTCAACAATAGCGGCCTCAAAACCCGTTTCGAGCAGAAAATCTCCCGTCACGCCAAGAAAAGCAGCAATTTTTCTTATTTTCAGCGCGTCCGGCGTCCGCTTTCCTGTTTCGTAGCAGCTGTACGTGGAGTAGTTGACGTGCAGGTAATCCGCGACTTCCTGCTGGGTCTTGCCGGCGGCTTTTCTCGCCATTCGGAGCTGGTCTTTCAACATGGTGTTGGCCCTCCTTGAGGGCCTTATTTTACTTGATTTCTTGGCAATCTGTCAAGAAATTTTGCAGAAAAAGGTTGACAACTTGGCGAAATGTAAGTATGATGGTAAAAAACTTGGCAAAGCGCCAATAGATGCAAAGGGGGTGAACGGTCTTTGTTTCCTCATCTTATCGCCATGAAGGAAATCAACCATCTTTCCGCAGAGGAAATGGGCGCGATCATCGGCAAAAGCCGTCAGACATACGAGTACAAGATGCAATGCGGAAACTTCACGCCACAAGAGTGCAAGGCATATTGCCGAAAATTCGGGAAGTCGTTTGACTACCTGTTTGCAACGACGGATGAAATCGAACAGATTGACTCCCTTATCGCGTCACAACAGGAGGAATAATGACATGGAAACGCCAGCGCCGAAAGCATATATCCAAATCGGCTATACCGCCCTTCGCGATCCGGCGACAGGCGGTTTTCTTCCCGCTGTGCCGTTATTCATCCGGGAAGACGACAGCGCCGCAGCTGCGGAGCAGAAGGTGATTGAGGATATCGGATCGCTACTTGCGCAGCGCATGAAAGCGTACCGGGACGGCTGCCGTGAGGCCGGTGTACCCGTGTAACGCTGGAAAGGGGGTTTGAAAATGCAAAGAGTTTACGTTGTCAACATCGGGACGCTGCCGGATCCCGTGCGGCATCCCATCAAGCGCTATATGGCCGAAAAGGTTTTATCCGACACACCCGGCCTTCTGGATTGGTGTGCCACAAAGGAACATGGAACGCTTCTGATCTTCGCCACGCTTACCCACGCACAGAAGTCACAGGACGCCATGCGCAAGAGCGGCAACCCGGTGGAGGACAAGATCTACGTGGCATTTGCTGACAGGGAAGAAAAGTCGTTCCGCATCATAAACGAGATCGAGGGCGCGTGAAAATGAGCGAGTGGCAGAAGGTCATCGCGGTCGATTTCGACGGCTGCCTGTGCGAAAACAGGTGGCCTGACATTGGCGAAGCGCGATGGAAGATTATCAACGAACTGCTGCGGCAACAGGCCGAGGGCGCAAAACTGATCCTGTGGACGTGCCGCGAAGGCCAGCTGCTCCAGGCCGCCGTCCTGTGGTGCCTGAACCGTGGAATCCGCTTTGACGCGGTGAACGACAATCTCGAATCTAACAAGGAGTGTTACGGCAACAACAGCCGGAAGGTTTTTGCGACCGAATATTGGGATGACCGGAGCGTACTGATCGTGAACGCTGGCCTGGTCACGAGCATCACATCACCGAAACCGGATGGCGGGATGATCGTAAGGCAATGGCAGACGAAGGAAATGCAGTTTATTTCCCCGCCGCGAGAAGGCGCGTTCCGCAGGAAAAGGTGGTGGGAGCGATGGATCGACAAACTGACGGGCAGCAGCCAGGCGAACAGGAACAACAGCCGGATGTGGTAACGCATGATATTGACCCGGAAGTGTTCGGATACCATTACCGCCCGCCGAAAAAACGTCTGCGGGACAAATTACGCGAGATCATGAAAATCATGCGGGAATAGGAGGCGCGTCATGGGCCAGGATCGCTGGACAGCTGCGGAATACCGGAAGTATCTCGAAACCGGGAAAGAACCTATGCCGCGCGAACCGAAGAAGGAGTTTTCCATAGGTGAAGTGATGGAATACGCGGCTGATTATGTAGCTGACCAGGCCGCCAAAGCGCGGAAAGCCAAGTACGGGAACAGGAAGATTGACGCGGACGGGATCACGTTTGACAGCCAGCATGAATACCGGGTTTATCTGTGGCTGAAGGCCAGGCGTGAGCGCGGAGAGCTGCGCTGGGTATTCGTCCATGTGCCGTTCCGGTTTACGAGCGGCGTCGTATATTGGGCAGATTTCATGACGATCCTGCCGAACGGCACGGTGGAGGCCGTATGGGACGCAAAGAGCGAAATTACCGCGCATAACGGTGAGTATGTCATCAAAAAAAAGACGCTGAAGGCCGAGTGGGGCATCGAGATCTGCGAGGTCTATCAGCGCGACGCAGACGGCCTTGGCGGGTATCATAACCCGCAATGGCCGATCATGAACGCAACCGTAGAAGGGAACGATTTCTGAAAGTTTACACGGACAGGATGTGCCACGTATCCCGCGCCGGTTCAACTCCGGCGGCGTTCACCAATTCTCCGTGGACACCGCAGCCGTGGTTCGCAGCTGCGAGGACAGACGGATGGGTTTTAGGAAGTCCTGAACGAAGCCCCTCAAGCGGCACGTTGTAATTGCGGTTGTGCAGAATTAACCAAGAGGCCGTCGTAGAAACGATCTGCTGGCAGCCGGGAAAGACCGGCTTTTGACGCCTAAAGGCCAACACCACAGGAAAGGAGGAGCCATGCCAAAACGCATGGAGGGAGTCAGGATCACCGCGCCCGTACCGGGAACGTGTCCGGTATGCGCGACCGTGCATCAAACAGAAGACCCGCACGACCTGAACAGCCTGTATTATCAGAACCGGTTTTTCAAGGCGCACAGGCGGTTTCCGACCTGGGCGGACGCAATGAGCCATTGCGGAGCAATGACGAAGGCAGTATGGATTGAAAAGCTGCGGAAGAAAGGGATCGAGGTTGTCTTTCCGTCCGATCAGCCGAAGGAGAAGCCATAATGCGCGGGTGGCGGGATATGAGCAGCTGCCCACGGGCCGCTGACGGGAAATCGCGGGTCGTGCTGGTGTGGCACGTATATCAGATGTGCATGGTATACGATTGCGAGAAAGCGCGTCGAAACCGCTTTGTTGTCCGATGGCAGGAGATCCCGGACGAGTGGATCCAGCTTTCGGAACGGCCGCCGGAGTCCAGGGACGCAAACCCGCTTGGCGTAGTGATCGTCAAGGACAGACACGGAGATATCCGGCTCCGTGGATGGCATCAGACCAACAGGGAGTCAGGCGTCACGGAATGGATGCCGACCCCGGACGCACCGGATGATTATTTACAGCTGCGCGAATCGGTAGATATGGCCGACGCGCAAGGAAGGATTGAGAAACATGACATTAGCCAACACCACGAAAAAAGACGTCAGCGCTATTGAAGGACTCGCAATGGAGGCCCGTGCGCTGCGCAACTGCATCGACGTAAATATGTGGCAGCTTGCCCGCGTGTTCGTCGAAGCGAAGCCGCTCGTTCCGCACGGGGAATGGGAAAAGTGGCTGGAAGTGAACGCCGATTGCTCCGTGAGAACCGCACAGGACATGATCGCCGCTTTCAAGCGTTTCGGCGGGAAACCGCAGCTGGAAAATATCGGCCGGTCGAAGGCGTTCAAGCTACTGCCGCTGCCGGAAGGCGCAGAGGAAAAATTCATGCAGGAGCATGATGTTTCGTCCATGAGCGCCCGTGAGATCGAAAAAGCCGTCAAGGCAGCCCGCGAGGAAGAACGGGAAAAAGCGAAGGCCGACGCGGAGGAACAGATCCGAAAGGCCGAGGACGAGGCCAGGGAAACGGTCAATGAGGCGTGGAGGAAAACCAACGCGAAGCTGGAAGAAACCGAGCAGCAGATGGAGGATCTGAAAGCCCAGCTTTCCGACAGCCGCGGCATCGCAGAAGCGCTGCGGATCGCCGTGGAGGACGCGGAGGCGCGGGCGCAAGCCGCAACCCAGGCCGCCATCGACGGCGCGAAGGACGTTTCCGCGCAGAGCGCGAAGCTGAACGCCGAAGCCGAGAAAATGCGGCGCGAATTGCAGGACAGGGATGAAATGATCGCCGAGTTGCAGGATCAGTACAACCGGGTACAGACCGAATACCTGAACCTTCAAAGCACGGTCGCAAAGGGCGACGCCGAAAGGGCGCCGGCAGACCAACTGACACCGGAAGTCCTCGCGGCTGCGGTGCGGTCGTTCATCGGCGCGACAGCGCGTATGCCGCACATGAGGACGGCCTTCGCCATGATGGATGACGAAAAGAAAGAAGAGTACAGTATCCTGCTTGAAACCATTGAAACATGGGCCAAGGGCAGCCGGGAGGCGCTTGAAACCACCGGCGCAGAAGGGACGGTGATCTGAAATGAAGGATAAAAACGAACTCGCCATGACGAAGGATCGTGACTCGAACGCGGTCATGATCTCACCGGATGTATTAAGCGGCGTTATCACGGAACTAATGCGCCCCGTGATGCAGACTATCGGCAAGATGCTGGAAAACAACACCGCCGCCCTGGAACAGCTGGCAGCTGCGCAGAGTATACAGAGCGACCGGCTTGAGGCGCTTGAAAAACAGATCCGCCTTCAGACGAAGGTGGACGGCAAGATGGCCGGGTATATGAACGACGCGATCAGAGGTCGAAGCCGCGAACTGCTCGACAAGCGCGGCGTTGACGATAAGAAGGCCGTGACAAAGCTGGGTAACGCGATCCGCAAAGCCGTTCTGATGCGGTACGGCGTTTCGAGCCTCCGGGACGTTCCGAAGCATGAATACCAGGTCGCGCTGAATCTGATCGCAATATGGAATGACCTTCTGATTGTGCGCGACGTTGTGAACGACGCACGGCAGCGAATGGAGGCCGGTGGTGAAAAATAACGAGCAGCGCGAGGCCGCCATTATGCGCATGAAGGCGCTGGATGACGCACGGGTGGATATGGTAAAACGCCATGAAAAGCCCGCCGTCATCCACGCCGTAAGCGCGGCGTATCTCAAAGAATACACGGAGGTTTACGGTGAAGATCAAGCTGGACGAAGGCGCGTTTGCGCCGACCCGCGCCCATCATACTGACGCGGGACTCGACCTTTACTCGCGTGAGGATAAAATCATCCCGGCGGGTGATAGTGCGTGTTTTGACACAGGTGTACACATTGAACTGCCCAGCGGCTGCTGCGCGATGCTCGTCAGCAAAAGCGGCCTGAACGTGCGGAAGGATATCACAAGCACCGGTCTGATCGACGAGGGGTACAGCGGCAGCATTGTGGTGAAGCTGTACAACCACGGCAGCAAAGAGATTCAGATCTTTAAAGGCGACAAGATCAGCCAGCTTGTGGTTTTTCCCGTGCGTTACGAGCCTGTTGAGATCGCGGAGAATATCCGCGCAGGTGAACGCGGTGACGCCGGTTTCGGCAGCACGGGCGGATAAAGAAAGAGGAATCAGCCAATGCCAATCGTTAATTACATTCGTGAACACGAATGGTTTATTGAGTATGCGGCAGATGAAGGGTTGACGCCTAACGATATTGCTCTGTATGACGCGATTCTTTACTTTGTGAATCGCAAGGCAGAAGGTAACGTATGGCCAGACGATTTCATCCGCATCCGTAATGACCGTTTGCTCACGTATTGCCACATGGGTTTTGACGCGATGGCGCGAAGCAGAAATAAGCTGAAACAGAAGGGCGTTATTGACTTCCTTAACGGGGATCGGAACAAAGAAGCCCCGGCGTACAGGATCATATACAAATGCCTGGACACTTTTCAGCCGGATGGTACGGTTTATCCGTTTAGAACGGATAACAATGCGGACAAAAACGCGGATAAAAGTGCGGACAAAAGCACGGATAATATCCCGGACAAAGGTGCCGACATTATACTAAACCATACAGGTGAACGTATACCGAACCCAAACGGAATTGATTCACACACAGATTCCACTACGGCAGCAGACCGCGCGCGGGGGCGGCTTAACGAAACCTATATTGATTCAGCCGGGCTGACGCAGAAATGCCGCTTTGACAGCGCGTTTCTGACGAGCGACCGGGCAAGAATGGCCGTTGTGCAGCGGATCCTGAACCGGTTTGACGGGGAAATGGACTTTGAAAACGCCCATTTCCGGCTGGCCGAATTTCTGCATGACGGGATGCCGCCGGAGATCCTGGAGGACGAGATCGACAGTTACAGGAGTCTGCGCCGGTTTGTGACCGCAATGGGCGTCATATTCCGCGAACGGAAGTACGAGGAACGGCGCGACGAAATCGAAAAAAAGCGCTGCATGGAAGACGCGAGAGGTAATCCGAAAGTCGCGGAATTTTTGTACAGGTGCAGCGACAGG